GAGTATTTTAGGTTTCGATAAAGAAGAAATTAAAGACATTGTTTTTAGACAATCAAACAGGGTGCGATATATAATTTATCCGAAGGATGTTCAAAGATTTCTAAAGAAGGTGGACAATCTGAACAATACGAATTTTCAGATTACCGCTCGAAAGGTTAAAAAAATTCACACAACGGTGATGTAATATGAGAAGTGAATATTATAATAAGAATTGGCAGAAGGTTGATGAAGTAATCGACCTCATGTCGAAAGGTACTCCAAGAAAAGATGCCTGTTATATGGTCGGCCTACATCCATCATCCTTCACAAAAGAAATGAATAAGAATCCTGAATTCGGGGCATTGGTTGAAAAAGCTACTGCTACTTTCAAATCTTCTCTAATCAGTGATGTTGTGGATCATCAATCTTGGCAGTCTTCTGCATGGCTGCTGGAAAGATTGCATAAAGAAGAGTTTGGAAAGATCGACTTAAAAGTTATTCGTGTCGAAGAACTTCCAAAGATTACTGACACGATAGTAAATATCTTGGTAGAAGAACTTGGCCAAACACACCCGGAAATTGTACAGAGAATAGCCGAAAGAATATCTGGAACTACAAACGGTATTGAAGCCGAGTATGAAGTTTTAGATCTAGGGAAAGAGATGCAGAAAGTTGACAAGCATGATGTGAAACGGGCCGAGATCGAGCTTAGGGAACAGGCTTTGAAAACTGAAACCGATCCAGATGCACGACTGAAAATAACCAATGAAATAATTAATCTCAAGCGGAAGAGAAAATAATGTATATTAAAGTAGGCCAAAGAATTTTTAGTTCTACCCATGAACCGTTCGTAATTAGACTACCCCTTCAAGAAGTTGAAGAAGTTGTAAAAGGCTATGAGGTAATGAAGAATTTAAAGGATTCAGACAAACCAGATAATTATATACTGATAAGTTTCCCTGAAGCTTTAGAAGAACATATGGGTGCCGAAGAAATGTTGAACTACGCAGAAGATTTCGATCTTAACAACCTTTGCACATGCGGATTTTGTGCTTGTACAAAAGAGGATCGAGCAAGAGCAATGGCTAGAATACTGGATGAAGATGCTGAATGAATGATATACAAAAAGCACAAGTAGATCTTGGAAAAATGATAGCGGAAAAACTCCGTGAAAGAAATATTACAAAAGTTGTAGATGAAATAGAATTCATCGAAAAAAATCTATGGATAAAAGATCTTCGTAATAATATTGTTCAGTTTAAACTCCGAGATCTTCAGAGAAAACATTTTGAGAATAAAAAAAGGGCTACTGAAGAAGCAAAACGTGAAGGTAAATCTGCACACTTTTTACTTTTGAAATATCGTCGGGGAGGATTCACAACTTTTGAACAAGCTGAATCCTATACTTCGATTAGAACAAAAAGGCATGTAGACTGTGTGACTCTTGCACAAACACGTCCAGACACTAAGAAGATATTTAAAATAGCCAAGAGGTTTTACGAATTAGACCCAGACAATCCTCCTCTGGTTTCAGAGTCTCAAGAAGAGATAGCTTTTTCGGACACACAATCATCTTTCTTCATAGGGACAGCAGGGGGTAAATCCTTTGGCCGTGGACAGAATTTATATAGAGTTCACGGTTCAGAGGTTGCTTTCTGGGATATGAATTTTGATGCAATCGACGATTTGGTTGTAGGTTTGATAGAATCCGCAAGACTCGGACAGGTTGTTCTGGAAACAACAGCAGCTGGTTGCGACAATTGGTTCTACCACACATATTGTGAAGCGATGGAGAATAGAAACAACTGGACACCACTATTTTACCCCTGGTATATAGATCCTGAAAATGAATTAACCATCACGAATCCAAATCAGGTCGAAGAGGTCATAGAGACATTGGACGATGAAGAAGCGATGATGGTCAACGAATTTGATTTGACCATCGAACAGCTTCTTTGGAGAAGATATAAACAAAAAGAACTGAGGACAAGATTTAAACAGGAATACCCTGCCAACTGGATTGAAGCTTTCAGAGTTTCTGGTTCAAAATTCTTTGACGATACAACTCTCGAAAGAGCAATGGCTAAGAGAAGAGATATTATCGAAAAAAGAGATAATGACCAAGTTTGGGTTTGGTACAAACCTTTAAGGGGCAGGAAGTATGTAATGGGTGCTGACCCTGCTGAAGGTAATGAAAAAGGGGATAATTCTGTAGCAGTAGTTCTTGATTTTGAATCCGGGGAACAAGTTGCAGTATTTAGGGGTAGATGTAGACCTGAGATATTTGCAAAGAAGTGTGTAGATCTATGCAAGGAGTATAATAACGCCACCTTTGCTTGTGAGATAAATAACCACGGGCACAGTGTAATGAATACCACTCAAAATGTTTTGAGATATAAGAGTTTATTCTTCAGACCGGACCATTTAAAAAAATCAGCAGATGGTTTAGCGCCTCTGGATAAACGTCCCGGTTGGCACACAAATGTTGCCACACGTCCACTATTGCTGGATGAATTGAACGATGCTTTGGAAGAAGGTTTTATAAAAATTAATGATCCGGTATTTTACGCAGAAGCTAAAGTTTTTGTAGATAATGGCGGTAAATTTCAGGCTCAAGCTGGTAAAAAAGATGATACTATTATGGCAACCGGAATAGCGTGGCAATGTAGAAAACAGCCACCGAAAGGTTTTATATCTATTTAATTACTTTCTGTTGTACAAATTTATGTACAATTTATACAAAAAATGAAGTATATTTTAAAGGTAAGAAGTGTTTTACCGGAAAAAATACTTATAGAACTTATGGAGATCGCTTTTGTTTAATGTGGTGAAGAGTCTTTTAAGAGGCAAAGATAAGATGTTGCTACCCCAGAAAGGGTTCTACAGCTCCAATCACAAGATCGTTCCAGACGATCAGAACTGGTTAAGAGCACTCCCGACATATCTTAACAATAATCAACATACTGTAAAGGACCCGTATTCGCAAAGTGTATATATCTATGCTGGCATCCGGGCAATGTCTGTTAATATCTCAGGTGTCCCGTTCAAATTGAGAGACCAGAATACCAAAGACGTACTAATGGAAGAGTCGAATCCGTGGTTCAGAGTTTTCAAGAATCCTCACATATTGTTAGAAGGTTCACAGCTCTGGAGAGCAACGGTCATCCATTACGAATCCTGTGGTACTTGTTTTTGGTTATTGCTCAATAGTAGCGGAGAGCCTATTACTAGTCCAACTGAAGTTCCTGCAATGATTCTACCTTTCGGGTCGGACAGGGTTGTTCCTAGATTTCCTGATGGTGATAATTCCAGAACGAACTTGCTTGGATGGACTTATGTTCGTGATGCCCAGAATAATGATCTTGTTCCTTTGGAATTCTATCAAGTTCTGAGATTCTACGAATATAATCCAAAAGACATGACAACGGGCTTTACAGGATTAACACCGGCTAAAATGTCCATAGATATTGACTACCAAACCCATTTGTTCAATCAGAAGTTTTTCTATAATGGTGCAGATGTTGGAGGTATTCTAAAATATTCTGGAGAAGGATTAGACGGTTCAGAATTAGAAGCAATGAGAGATCTTTGGGACTCAAGACACACAGGTCTTCAAAATGCAAAAAGAACTCCGATCCTGGGGCAAGGATTTGATTATAAAGAAACCGGAAAATCTCACAAAGATATGGAATTCCGAGAACTTTATAATATCACCAGAGAAGAGCAAATAGCTGCGTTGAATGTCCCGAAGCAACAGGTTTCATTGTATGAAGAAATTAACTTCGCTACAGCGAGGGTAGCAGATAAAGCTTTCTGGACAAACAACTTGATTCCAAAAATGAACTACTTCGTATCTGTTATAAATTCCCACCTTTTAGATTTTACACAATATGAAGGATTTTTCGATCTAACAAAGGTTGAAGCTCTTAATGAGTCGAGAGATGAAAAACTTTCAAATGCCAAAGCTCTACAGGAGATGGGATATCCCCTAAATGAGATCAATGATAAGCTCGGTCTTGGTATGGACACGATCGACGAAGAGTGGGCTAACACGCCGACAAATATATATGCTGTATCTCAAAATTCTCAGGAAGACACTGAGGAGACAGAAGAAGAGGAATCTGAAAAAGCTCTAGCAAAAGAGTTTACTGAAATCATAGCAAAATCTCTAGGAGAAGATCTAAACTTCTCTGATGAAGATATTAATTCTATGAATAGAAAAGATTTAACGGATCTTTCTTGGCAAAGCAATCAAAAAGCCATTGATAGATATGTGGCTGACTATAATAAATCAAATAGAATACCTATTGAAAAAGAGATGCTTCCCAAAGTTAAGGGTTATATCCTTAAATTAAAGAAAGATCAAATTAAGAAATTGAACAATATCTTAAATAAGAATCTTGAAAGAGGCGAAATTGAGTCAGTATTATTCGACATCAACAAATGGAACAAGACGATCATCGAGATGGGGAAACCATTCCACGAAAAAGCATTCAACAAGGCATTCGATCAGTTGGAAATTGAATTGGACGGCTTTGTTTCTTTTGACCGTGGCAGTAATGAAGTTGCTGAGCAGTTAAGACAGACTAATGTACAGATTGCGCAGGTGAATGATACTATTCAAAAACAAATACGGAGCACATTAGCTGCTGGAGTATCTTTAAGTGAGACACCTGATCAACTTAGAAACAGGGTTGCTAAAGAGTTTGACAATATGCTTTCAAGAGCCGGAACAATATCTGCAACTGAAGTTGGGATCGCCAGTTCAAGAGCAAAATATATTGGAATGCAAGCAGAAGATTGCTACAAGAAATGGGTGTCGTCCAGAGACGGTAAAGTTAGAGATCCACATGTGGACTATAATAAACTGCCAGAACAGCATATGGATTATGAATATGCTCCAGGGTTGAAGAGACCTTTGGATGAAACAGCAGACCCTAAACAAATATGTAATTGTCGCTGTGTATTGATCGCTAAAAGAAAGCCAAAAGTTAATTAACTGTAAACGAGGAAGAAAAAATGGAAGAAATGTTGAAAAAACTCGGAATAGAGCGTCAGACTCTAAAGAACTCGGAAGGTGAGAGTTATCTTCCAGGGTTTACAGAAAATTCAATCGTGGATAG